GAATAAATACCCTAAATGGTGAAGAAAAATATCAGCATAAATTACCCCACGACCCTGTAAATTCCTAGCCTCATAAAAACTCATCTTCTTCGGTCTACATAACGTCGGTGGTTTATGTGTCCTTACCAGAAAGATGTGGTCAAAATCCTTTGAATAATCGTACATAGCAATCTGAGCGCAATCCGCTCCTTCGTTCTTTGAAAGCCTGTCCACGATCTCCTTCTGGTCTGCCTGTGTAATAAACTCATCACTATCAACAACAAAAACAAAATCGTAGTCAGATAGCTGTTTTAACCCCATATTCAAGACTTCGTGCATTTCCAATCCGGCTCCTTCGTTCACCGATAAATTAGGAAGTGCCAATTCCTCGCAAATCTTCTTTGTATCATCCCGGCGTTCAGCGACGTTCTTAAAACGATAGTTCATAACAAGAATATGGTCTGTCCAAGCATATTGCCTAATGCAAGGTTTTAGAAAGTCCGTTAAACCATACGCTCTAATAATTACGCCAATACGCACATTGCATCCTTTAGTTTCTGTATATCCTTCGGCAATTGTTCTACCTGATACTTCTTGTACGCAATATCTTGTCTGACCTGAACCGTTACTTTGTTCTCTCCATTGAACGTGCTTCTATATGTTTCGTCAAGTTCAGCTTTTTGAACCAAAACATGCTTATGCTCAATAACAACATCTGGGCGATAGAACAAACATCCCGCGCCAGCACACAAATCTCCTAAATACCAGTCTCCACACAGGGCAAATCCTGGTGGCATAATAAAACCAAGAACCCCAAGAATGTTCCCGGAAACAACCGCAACGGTTGGTCGCATTAGCTTTCCACTATGAATCATGTCATCACCAAAGGCAACGCCCCAACCATTACCTTTCTTGATAATCTCATTGACTAATATCTTTCCCCAATCTTTTGTCCTGAACACCATGTCATCATTGAGTAAGAAAAAATAATCATATTTAGAGTTGGTCCTAATGGCATCGCTATAGATTTTATCTATCGGCATACGGTCATTTACTTCAACTCGGTAGCCATCAAGTTTATACTTCCCAAGTTCTGGATCGCATTTATCCATGCAAATCAATAAGTCTGTTCCCTTCGATGATGTCTCCTTATAAGAATTAAGAGTCTCCTTAATCCTTTCAGGACGGCTTCTTGTCGGAAGAATTGTCAACAGCCGCATATAACCCCTATCCACGCCCAATTATCATGCCTAATCTCATAGAGCTTATAATCCACGATGTCAGCTTTACTCAAATGCTCTTTCATCAACTCAGGAGTATAAAATTGCTTGTGGTAAAGATGTTCATAGTTGTCGGCTGAATAAAACTCTTTCACTTCCGGGTTCGCCATTCTCGCCAATTCAAGACGATTATTAACGTGTTCCTGCTTTATCTTTTCCTCGATTTTGTCAACCCCATGAAAAGGATTTAGTTCAGAAGTCCATTTGTGTTCCCAAGGAACGGTAATAATCAATTTCTTGGAAATCCGCATTACTTCTCTCATCACCGAAACCGGGTCATCCGTATGCTCAGTGATTTCGGCTAGAACTGCTATATCAAATTCCTTGTCTTTAAAAGGAAGTGGTTTCGTGGCATCTGCTTGCGTGAAGTTAGGGAGGTCGTATTTGTCAATATCGACAGAGTGTATGTTTGAACGATCCCATCCAGTAAACAGATGCCCTTTATTACAACCAATATCGATAATCCGTAAGGATTTATCGACATTGCTTCTAATCCAATTAAGTCTCTCAGACAGCACAACGGGAGCGTCGAACTTAAAAAGATTCCTAGCCCATGCCCTTGCCACGACACGCCAAGAATTCTCAGCAATATAATATTTCGTGTCATGCACCATCGGTGGGTTCTTTAAAGTGTCAATCAAGGCTTTCTGGAAGCCTTCGTCCTTAACTACAACATGCGGATTACGTTCGCCCATGACATATTTATCATTCGTTACGGCGACACATCCACAGGCGATTGCTTTGGTAAGAGCGATACAGTTAATTTCCCCCGCGTATGTGCAAGGATATGCCAATATAGAAGCCTTCGCATATTCCTGAAGTAACTCTTTATGCCCGACCCTGCCATGATCTATTACTCCCGGTTGATTCATTAAATCAAGCATCTTCGCCTTAAATCCGTTCTCTTTCATAAAGCCTTGTTTTATGAAAGAGTCATAGGTGTCCCAACCATAATAAATATGAAGTTGGGCGTCGCCAATTTCCTTCCGAACATCAGGCCACATCAACAACAACTGTTCGAGGCCACGATTATATGAACTAGCAAACATCGCTCGTCTAGGGTCACGCTTAATATGTCCTAATCCATTAAAATCTTTCGCATTAATCCCGTTTGTGGACACGAACACTTTATTGACGGGAACATTCTTCGGCAACAACGACGCATGGTACTTGCTCAACACAACAAAATGGTCAACTAGTTTAATATTGTCGTCAGAGAAATCAATATTCGGTATGTCGTGAAACCATACAATGCGCTTCTTAGCTTTGATACCGTTCTCAAAAATGTTCCCTCTCCAACTTACCAGAATGTTATATCTGTCCTGCGGGTTGAACTCGATGACGTTGCGGTATTTCACTCCGTCATAGACCCCTGCGTCCTCACCACAGTTATTAAAAACCGTTACGTCCCATCCTAAAGCCGCCAGTTCCCTAGACAGATGAATAACAGCTTCTTCTGACCCGCCAATTCCACCATCAACTGATTTTGGCGACCAGTCGGACAACGTATTCATGGCGAAAATACAAACTGAATTATCAGCCCATTCCTGCGGGCCGTTAAAATGATGTCTTAACTTGATTATCATTTCGTTCTCATTAAACTCTTTCGGAGCGGCTTTAAGCAAATCAGGTATCTTCTCATCCTCTTTCTTATCTTTCAGGTAATTCAGGACAGCAAGATAACTCTCCATGAACTTCCGGTGTTCGACGGCTTTATTAAACATCCCCTCATGCTGTTTTACAAATTCAAGACCCGGAACGTCCTTCTTGGCAATATTGAACAGCTTTAAGGCTTCATCAAATTTTCCGAGCTTGAATAAGGTAAACGCAAGACTTAGAACCGGACGCCATCCGTAGGATGATGGGTCGGTCATCATAAAGTTCTTCGGAACAGGCTTTATCAACCCTTGCCGACCCCATTCCTCAGCCTTTATCCAATTCTCTTGGTCGAAGTAGATGTCATGGAGCTTTAAATAAGCGTCAGGATAGTCCGGGCGTTCAGATAACGCCTCAAACGCCGCTCCTAAAGCCTGTTGAATATTCCCTTTTCTCCGGTAGGCATCGGACAACTGACACCATGACATATACCTGTCCTCATCCCAACCCGACATGGCAATATGCTTCTCAAGGAAAAAGATAGCCTTGTCCCATTGCTCTATGCCATGAAGCATCCTGCCAAGATAAGCTACAGTACGAGGATCAGGATTTTCTCTGTCCTGATTATATTCGTCCAACAAATACTTGATGTTGCGTAAGATTGACTTCTGAATGTGTTCATCGTCGGTAAGATGGTTGATAACCAGACTGTCATTCAACTCAATCTTGTGCTTGGCAATGCTCTTAGGAAGGATGTTCTCGTGTATCTTTTTGTTCCAATATAAATTATCACTGTTCTTTATAATGACTTCCCGCCAATGTCCGGCGTTGACGTTGCCCCACTCGTCCCGCGAGTAGTTGTAATACCCATAGACTACTGAAATGTCGTTATCCAACGCCTTCTCAGCTATTGCTTGAATATTGCGTACACAACCAACGTCGATAGAATCATCGCTATCAAGGCGTACATAATAATCTCCGGTAATATTTTCGTGGACGAATTGCCTCTTTATAGCGAAATCATTGACCCATTTAAAAGGCAGAATTTTAATGTCCTTGCCAATGAAGCCAAATTTACATTCATCAGCTATCGCTTGGAACTCATCGACCTTCTCATCAACCGCAATAACAACCTCGTCGAAGATTGGCAGATACGTCGCCAATATCCGACGAAACTGGTCGAGTTCGTCTTTCATTATAAGCCCAAGCGAAAGCCTCATATCACCTCGCACGTTTTGAACTGTGGAAACTTATTCGCAAAGTCATTTGCCTCACCGTCGTCTCGTAAGAACGGTTCTTTCAATTGATTGACACAATAATCATTTATGGCTTCCATCAATCTCGGTGGAAAACTTAGCTTCCATCTGAAATTTTTGGCTTTATCCGAAGCGAATCTGTTAGCCCTTGTCTCTCTGATAATTTTGTTCTCTTGAAAGAATGTCCCTAAAATTTGATAGTTCGTTCCAATACAAGGCTTTTCACAACAACGAATAGCTTCACACCCCTCTGGCGGTTCCACATACTGATCTCCGCAATTTGCACAATATCTCTGTGCATCTCTCAACCATAGGTTTATGAACCCTCGTATTAATTCTTCTTTATTATTTGAAAGTTTAGATGCCATAAAATAAGGGGGAGGAGGATGTCCCCCTCCCCATTTGGTTACAGGTAATCCTCTGCCCAGAACCCTGCGTTATAGTGCTGGCTCTCCAGCGTTGCCTCGACGACAACTCTGCCATCGGTTGAATCGCCAACCTTCGCCAGTGTCTCAACAACAGGCTTTCTCAAATATGCAATCTTGAAAAAGTCCTCATTGATACCCACAAGCGCATGGTTAGTGTCCGTTCCGCTGATGGAAACATAGCGGTGTGGGAACAGCTTCACCATAGAAGCCGCGTCTGCTTGATAAACGTCAATGGCGTTAATCAAACGGCGGTCATCTTGAGTGAAGTATTTCGTGGCCCCTGCGGTGAACCCGGAGATTTTGCGCTTCATGTACATATCCCCGTAAACCGCATTGACCTGAACTCCGGTGTTGTCCCATACCAACTGGAACAGGTCATTCAGAATCTTTTCAGACAATGAAGTCGCTGACTGGTTGGTGATGAGTGAGAGGGAGTTCTTGACACCTCTCATTTGACGAGCGGCAGTACCAGAACCGCTAATAAGCGTTCCACGCATTGCGGCATATTCCATGTCGTTCTTGATGAGCTTCATGGCTTTTGTCGCTTCATACTGGAAACGATCATTGAACGCGGCCTGATTGACTGAGCGTTCCGTGTCGGACACGCGGAACCCCTGCGAGAAAATCTGGCAGGTGTTGGACACGCGAGCCGGGTTAGTAAGAGCCATGAACGTAGCCGCCGCACCTTCGATTTGTGCGTTGGCTTTCACGGCGTTTAACGTATCTACCAATGTTTGATGGTAGATGTTGGTGGCTTGAGAAGTTCCAAGACCACTGATTAACTGGGTTTCCGTCGGGGAAATATTCTGTAGAATCGCAAGCAAATCTTCCCGTATTGCCTGGTCATCATAGGATACTGCCTCGACTGGTAAGTTCGTCATTGTAACTCCTAGTCGGTAAGTATGCCTTTAGCCCGTAGGACTGCGCCCATAGCGGACTCGGCATCTTTTAATGTCCCTGTTTCTCTCGCTCGCGCAATCGCCGTCTGTTGGGGTGTCGCGGTAATAGGTGCTTTACGACCACCACCTTCAGTTAAACTCGCCTTTTGAGCTTGCTTAATGTCGGCTTTAGCCTGAACGACCTGCTGTTGAAGTGCCGGGGTTTGGGTCTTGGCGAATCGACCATATGCAATATCAGCCGCCGCCGAAAGACCTTCGGGATTGGAAGCCATCATGGGGTTACGCATTAAATTGAAAATCCCTTGAGTAATTGGATGAGATTCATCCCATGCAACCGGATTCCCACTAGCGTCTTTCTTGAACGCCTCTGGATATTCCTTCTGCACATACTTGAGAGATTTTTCTTTAAGCGTTTCCTCGGTTCTAGTCCTCTCCCTTGCCCCAACGACTTCTTCAAAAAGCCGTTTATTTTCTGCCGTCTGCATCTTGCGTTGTTCCCCGGTTGCCCATGCTACGGCATTCGGATCAGTCGCATTTTGCAGTTTGTACGCCTCAAGCTGTTCAAAAGAGTACACTGGTGTTTGAGGTTGCGAGACCTTTTGTAACTTCTCCTCAATCATCTGTGGAAGCCTATCAATGACTTCCTCAGACTTTCGCTTCCACTCCATAGCCCGATTTTTCCAAGGAACACCAAACTCGTCTACATCTGCTTGAGCCGGCAGGACGGCTGGAGTTGGTGCTGGTTCGACCGGAATGGGTGTTACTGGTGTTTCTGTCGCAGGAGCGACTGGTTGAGGTTCGACAACCTGTGGTTCTACGACCTGTGGTGTTGACATTACGGGTGGCGTCGGCTCCACCGCTAAATTCACGACCTTTTTTTCAGACATTTGTTGCTCCTTGTTTTGTCCTCTTACCCTTGGACGCGGGTTGTGGTTCGGGTACGGGGTCTAGTGTCCCCCGATTAATCGCGGCTGTTTTTGCCAAATACGTTTTAAAAACATTCTCCTCATCTTTATCCGAAAATTTATGTTGCATTGCGTCCGTAGCATGCGCCCCCAAAAGACTTGCTTGCGTATCAGGATGAGCAACCTTATGAAAAATCGCAGAAATATGCCCGTGATGGTTCGTCAGGCTTTTCTTTCCTGTATGGAAAGCCACCGCCGCTATCCGTTTAACCGCTTCGTCATTAAAGGCGTATTTCATTATTCAATCCCCGCTTTCGCCATTCTATTGGCTATCCCATCCAGAATAAATTTTGTCGAACTGTTCTCGCCAAACTCATCATGCCATTTCTTTAAAGCGTGTACTAATCCGCAACGGGCATTCAAATATTCATCCCTGTCAAGACCACAAAGATTTATTGTGTCCACCCGACAATGCTTTGGACGAGTCTTGTAACATTTGCACTTCCTGTCGTCCTTGAGCATCGTGCATTGATACCCTAAAGTATATAAAGAGAAAAGTTCACAACAATCTCCGTCTTTAGCACAATGCCATTTTTTCATACTAAAAACCGTAGGTTACGCTACCGTACTCCCCATTTTTGTTTATCGTCCCACCGCCATCGGCCTTGCTATCCCCACCGTTATTATTAAAAATCTGTGGCTGTTTGCCACGACGCATCTCATTCCCAGTCGAGAACGGAACCGATGGAGAAGATTCCTGTTCCGGCATTCCAATACTTGCGTTATCTCCGATGTTAATTGTTCCCCCGCCATTCTCTTTACCCATATCAGCATCCTTTCATAACGTGCTTCATTACCTTGGTCATTTTTTTCTTAACATCAAAATTGCTCTTGCCATTTCCAGTCCGAGTCTCTCCGCCATGCGGAGACTGTTTCGGTATCGCCCCAGAGGGGATTCTCTGAATTCCCAACTGCCCCTTGCCTGTCATCATATTTAACTCCATTTCGGATTGAGTTGGCTTATTCATTATCCGCATCCTTTTGTACTATTTCATCTGACTTCTGTCTTTTCGCCAGTTCAGTCTGTAACATATCCAACTCCTGCGCATATTTCATCGGCAGGTCAAAAATGTGTTTAGAGGCCATCTTTAAAACTCTCGCCTCGCTTAACTGCTTGGCATCTGTTGGGAAATCCTGCCAACTGTCATCCAACTGCTTAATCATCTTCTTGGCGTCCATGAGAACTATAGCCCAGACTTGACTCTTGGATAATTCTCCAACGACAATATTGCATTCCGCAATCCGTTGGATAATGACATCCTCGGTAAGTTCACCTTCGGTCCCATGTGGGGTCTCGTAATAAAAATTATTCTCCGGCACCTAACGGCTCCTCTCCACCAATTCCCTGTCCACCAATCGTTGATAGCAACGCCAAATCCTTCTCATGGTTATGCTGTTCAATCATCTTCTGCATTTCGTGTCCATGCTTCTGTCTAGCCTGTGCCAAAGCGTGTTCGTGGTCGTGTCCCACGCCACCAAGTTCTTCCTGATGTTTTAAGGCCATGCCCTGAACGTCTGGTTGGATACCATACTTCGCCTTGACCTGGGCCTGTTCTTGCGGAGTTAGATCGTCCATGCCCATCTTTACGGGTGGAGGGGGTGGCGGAATTTGCGGTCTAGGTTGCGGAAAGGTAACGAGTTCCTGCCAGTTGGCGATGTCTAGTTCCTGATAAATCAGTTTCAGGGCATTAGCCACATTAATAGGCGTAATAACACCCATCTGAGCGAGTAAAGGATTCTCCATTCCCGCCAAGACAGCTTGCGCCTTCTGTAATCTGACCTGTGGGTTAGTGTTCTGGTCGTTTCCTCGAACCGTAATCTTATATTTTCCTTGGACTTCTTCCCGGCTGAGCCGGATTTTCTCCCAACCTTCTTTTCCGAAGTATGCGAACTCATATTCATCGTCTCCATATTGACACCATAAATCCCAAATCCAGTTGAAAAGTTCCTCAATTTGGGTTATGAATAAAGCGGCATCCAAAGAAAACACCGCCTGTTGGTTTTGAACTTGCAACTGGACTTCACCCAGTGTCCTCGGCTGACGTTTATTAATCATGGACTGTAAAGTAAAGTCCACCTGACCAATCAACTCCTCAATCTTCGACTCAAGAAGCATCTGTTCCCGTTCATAAGAGAACTCAACGCTCTGGTTAGCATTATTCACAGGTTGCAGAACGTCCTGTAACGGCGTCATCCCATTCACAGGAAGCCCCTGCCCAAACACGAACTGCACGACCTTATTATTCACCATGCCAGCGCGGTACAGAAACATCGGCGAGTTCCGTATCGTCTGGTTATCGACCTTCTGCATATGCTGAATGTCAATTTCCTTAACGATGTCCTCAATCATCTCAGGAATACCACGATGAGAGAACCACCTGTCGTCGGTCAGTTCATAGAACAGTTTTACAAAAGGCCACTTGGCACTATCGAAAGGAAGCGTAGACTTCCGCATTATTTTATAGAAATCCGCCGCTACCGTGACCGCGCATTTCTCCTTCACCCCGTCGTTGTTAATGTCGTACCAGCAGTAAACCTCCCAAATCTTTACCAGCTCATCCGGTGTCTGCAACCGCATGATACCTTCACGAAAATCCTTCACAATCTGAATATTCTTCTGATTTAGGTTCACCTGCTTCATCGCCCAGACTTCGGTAACGGCAGACGTATCCCAACCCTTTATCTCCGCATTCTTCTTGACCGTATCTAACGGCATGAAAAATTCATGGATAATCCACTGACAGTTCTGCGGATCGTATCCTGAGTCCGTGCCAACATAGACCCTCTCGTCCATACAGGTATCTGCGTCCGGGTGGTTTTTTGTTACATCCTGTAAGTTGACCTTTATCGCCGTTGTCCCCTTGTGAATTTCTTCCGCCACCCGGCGCAGTTCCGTCATGTTGACGTTCTTCACGTTATCACTAACGTCAACACCTAAATGCTCAATCAACATCTGAACCAAATCTTCGGTCTGGGTATTAATGGAGTAAATCTTCTGCAACTCCTCAATCGAGAAATCCTCTAAATTCAACTCCTCGATCCTGGTTATCTCCTCATAGGCCCAGTAAGGCTTAATGATGCACCAGCCCTTTTCTAGTGCTTGGTCTATCGAAATAATTATCTTCTGTTTGAGATTCGTAACGTCGCAAATCAAATGGTCAAGAAACTTCTCGACCTTCATTGCATTCTCGAAGTTTCCCGACGGAGTAGGAATGACCTGTACGACTGGGCGGATACCAAATATGACGTTGACCAACGATGCCTTTAACTTCCTAATCTTCGTCTCCAACGTCGGCATTCTGAAGTTGGCACAGCCGACGAATGGGAAATTCTTGACCTTCTTAATCCTCATCCTCATCTTGTGCCACTTTAACTGCTGTAATTCCCACCGAGCGGTGTTGCTCTGTGCCGACTGTTGCCATTTCTTTATCGTATCAATAAAGGCATTATCGGAATTCGCCGCGACCATCGGAGGCTTTTTAGTTTTTGCCATCATCAACCCCATTATGAAATACATCGTCATTTCTATAAATATCAACAAAATCTGGATTAGCCATTTTCAATGCCTCAAGAGCCATTTTTCTGTCCAGAAGCCCTAAAACACCTTTTTTCAAAATTACATTATTATGGACATAGGTACAATGTAGTGCGTTATATAATTTCTTCGTTATGTCATCCATATCTACTCTCACGTTCAACTGCCCCATCATATCCATAATCACTCGCCATGCCTGCGGTAACTTCCATCATCGCATTATTCCCCTCACCATCCACCATGTTACCGCCATAATACGGTTGCATCAGATTCTCGGCATACGCCAGACAATCAACCAGATCATCGTGCTTGCTGAACCCAATCGACATTAACTCGTCTCGCGCCTCGTCCATCGACTGACCAATATAATATTTCCCCTGCTCAAATAATGGCTGTAACGCCGCAATAATCCGCGCCGTCTTATTCCGTATGCTTACCCCCGTCCCCGACTGCGTGAACGAATTCTTTAGCTCCATCACCGGAGGATAAACCTTTAAGTCTCCACATTTCCGTAAAAATGAGTCAAAAAATGCCTTCTCCACTCCACTGTTCGGTATGCCAATCGCCGTTACCTCTCCACGATGGCTACGCCACAGATTAATAATCGCGTCCTGGAATTCCCCGATTTTCCCGTGCATCCTGATATAATGCGCCAAATATCTATTCGCGTACTGATCGCACAACACCAACACCGCGCATTTATAATCCGCCGTGTCATCCTCTGAATACGCCGGGTCAACCGCAATCACCGCGTTATATTGCTTCGGCAATGTGTCCCAAATCCGTATCTGGCTGTCCTTAATCGGAGCCGTCTCATCATTAATCGGTGAGTTCATAAACTCCGACGCGAACCGAAACGACCCAATTTCCCGTTTTCTTGCCTGTATCTTCACATGAGGCCATAACTCCGCCCACAACTCATGCCCATCCTCCTGCACCCCGTCGTGATACGCCATGTACTTCTTTCGCGTCCATCCAATATCCGACGTCAGTAAGTCCGATAGCAACGACAGCGGATGTAACACCGTCCCAATTATCAAAAATTGTCCGTCGGGAGTCAGCGTATTCAAACACGCCTTAAATAACCAGTCCTTTAACAGCTTCCTCTGCTCCTCACTACGCACTCCGTCATCAGTTTCCAAGTCATCACATATAATAACGTCCGGCCTGAACCCCCGTATCTGCCCACCCGCACCTCTCGCCCTTATATTCACCCCATTCCGTAAAATAATATGGTTCTCCGACCACTTATCCGACTGCTGATCGCCAAAATATTCCCTAATCAACCCATTCTCCGTCAATTCCCTCTTGATCTTCCTCAACCAGTCCACCGCCAGCGTCTCCGACGCCGATATGATACATATATCCTTCGCCCCGCCCCACAACGCTAACCACATCGGGTATATCACCGACACCAACGTGGACTTGGCATACCCCCTGGGCGATGCTAACACCAACCTTCGACATCCCAAAAGCAATTCGTATATTTCCTGATGAAATTTCGGCGAGAAAACCAAAAGTAGATGCTGTAAAAAAAACGATGCGAACGCATACGGCGCTTTCTTCGTCACAATCATCAACTCAGCATCTAATGGAGTGACTTCTCGTCTAGCCACGCTCACCACCACGTTGCGCGACTATCGCCTCAGCCCTCCGCATTATCTCCGGGTCGTTAAATATCGCCACCTGCGTCGCCACACTCTTGTCCTTAATGTGCTTGTTCAACTCCAGTATCAACCCTATCGCCGGAAGCCTCGTCTTATTGTCCGGCCCTAACTCAATTAAATCCCCGTCCCTGTCCTTAACCGTCACCATCGAACAAGTCGCTAACCTCAACAGTTCCTTATATATCTCCACCAAGTCAATACCCGCAGACACACAGTATTCCTCCGGCGTCGTCGGAGAATTCGTTATCTTCGACACAATATTCGTCGCGGTTTTTATGGTGAGTGGATTGCCTGGTGTGGCTTGTGTCTCGACTGTCGTCGGTGGTGCGGTGGGTGTGGCCTGGTTCTCCGTCGGTGCTGTAACTGCGGTCGTCAGGTCGCTCGATGCACTGGTGTCATCCATCGTTGTCTCCTACTACCTATGGTATGCAACTATATAACCGTGTCAAGAAAATATTAAAATATTTTGTAAGGTTTTTTAAAACCCGAACGACGCGAAAATACTTTCTGCAACATTCTATTTCCATAACCCTGATCTAAAAAATTTTGTAGCGCAGAAAAGTCGGTTTTGAAAGTAGAAAAATTTAGTATATGGGTGAGTTGATATATATGGATATTGACCCGGTGGGTGGGGGTGGTAGTGGTTGCTATGTGCGTGGACACACATACACAAGAGCACTCAATACCCTAGTGTGCTAACATATGACATATCATCAATAGAATAGCATTAACTGCATTATAATAAAGGTTATGTTAACTACACACACATAGATGATACTTGAATATAATACAAGGGTAAACGTGGAGTACGTCCACCACTTGCAAGACATATCTACTGCCGAAATGGTGTAATATATATCGTATTATAATGGCATTGTACACCGCCATAGACCAACGTGCTAGTGCCTACCTCTATATATACACCGCATTACACCGCTATACTCCTCTTCTTTCTCTTTAAAGTAGTAAAAAAAAGAGGGTATATATAAAAGGGGAGAAAAGAGGGGTATAAAAAGAGCTGGCTACAATGCCAAAACCGCCTGGAGTGAGGCGGTGTAGGCGGTTAGTATAAAAGTTTTATTATAAATATAAGAGGTATTAATATTTGAACTGGCGGTACTAGCATAATAATCTAGGTAAGGTCGGCATAGGATAGCATTTTGCTATGAATTAATTTTTTAAGGGTCATTTATTTTAATTTTATCGAGTTAGTAATAGTATAGCAAGTTACAATAATTCACAGCGTCGAGCGGTTGTGTCATAAGGTTTTAAGGGCTTTAAAATATACTAGCAGATAATTCACACAACATACTAGCACATGGTATTATTAATCATCGGTTCAGGAGGCCGACAAGCATGGCAAAAGTACTAAGACTTACAGAAAATGAAGCGGAGAGATCGGTTAAGTTTGTTTGTTTTTGGGAGCGGTTAGCCAATTCAGGATTACAAGAGATTTACGCGCCAGACATGGAAAGGGCCCTTGCGTTGGCTAAAGAGTGTTACGGGTCGCACTGTAAGATTACGGTGTATCAGGTTGTTGGTGATTGCATTGCATACGGGCAATATGATTAATAATTGAGGCGGTTATGGCAACAATAATCTACAGATTGATGGAAGCGGTAGGATCAGAGGGATGCGGGATTATTAGTTATATGGAATACCACTATAAAACAGGCAATCGTTAAACCTGGGGCGTTCTACGGGCTTAAAAACGGGCTTTGGGGGCGTGTTGGCAAACGTGAACGGGCTGAGGCGTTAAGGATTGCGGACTTGGCCTTGTCTGGTCGGCTGGCAGATAAAACGGGGGGGGCGTTGTACTTTATCAATCCGAAGCATGAG